ATAGCTCAACTTGCGCTGCAACGATCTGTTGCTAACGCTTGCAATCGTAGCATCGCGCAGCTCATTCATGCTGCTCTGCCAGTTATTCTCACCATCCAGAACATTGTAGATGTCTGTTGACTTGCCCAGCGTATACTCTGCCTCGCGCATGCCCTCTTCAATCGCCAACGCAGCCTCGTTGTACTGCGCCTCTTGAGATGCCTGCCAGCGAGCAGTGGCAAACTGTTGCGCACCATCTAGCAGCGCCTTCATTGGCTCGGCCTTAGCAAGCTCTGCCTGCGCCATTGCCTGCGGGTTCATGCGCACAGTTCCACGCAAAGGCGAACCAGGTCTAATTTGTTGGCTTATAGCGCGACTTCTGTAGACAGGTATCTTCATGCTAATCCAAAGTCTCCTGGGTTTTCATAAACAGTCGTTGCCACATTAGACAAGCTGTTGATCATTGATGCAGTGCCAGATGCCCGAGCGGATGCAGCCGCCATGCCGCCTTCCATGCGTGACAGCTCTGCCGCCATCTGCAATCCTTCCTGCTCGTCATCAATCTGCATATTCTTCAAAGAGTTTTCAAACGCAGCAACCTTTTGCTCATAATCAAACTCACGCGCATTTTCACGCAAAACTGCAATTGGTGTGCCAGTACTCATGTCAAAGCCTGCATAACCAAATCCAGCCCGAGCTGTGCCTTGCACTTCGCGCTCAAACGCATCAGCCGCTCGATTTTGCGAAACAAGAAAGTTTGCATTGAGAATGCCTTGAGTTTTCTCAAGCAATTCAATGTCTCGCTCAATGATAGTGGCGTTGTAGTTGCCTGCCGCCAGCGCCGCAGCCGCAGCTTTGTCTGCCGCACTCTTTTGCTGCACGGCCCCAACAACTGATATTCCTGTTGATATGAGTGCTAAAGGGTTACACATCAGTCACACCTACTTATCAAACGTGTTCATGCGTGGATAGAACGCTAGAACTGTCATGGGCAAGGGCTGCCCTTGTTTAATATATACACGATCATCGTCGTCAAAGCCACCATCGAACTCAATGTCTTTGTCGCCCGTAAACAACGGCACCGCAGTATCCATTGCCATTGAACTGTCGCGGAAGAATATGCGGTCTATCTCACCGCTGTCGTTGCCCACTTCAGCACCAACAGTTTCATAAAATCGCAACGTGATTGCATGAATGCGTTTTGGCTTGCCCTGGCTTGTGCCATCCACCGATCCGCTTTCAATGCGCAGCGTTTGCATTGTGCTGTCGTAGCCATACCCAACGGCAGCAGTCGTTGATGAGTAGTCAAGAGTTATGCCGCCACTGCTCACAGTTTCGTCAGGGTGTGTTGCGCCATTGCCAAGAACTTGCAGCGTTTCACCTTCCAAGTGATACAAGCCGCTCAGTGTTGTTGTTGCGCTGCCGCTATAAGACAACCCACTGTCTACAAAGAATGCAGATGTTGTATCTTCGCCAAAGTCAAACAACTTCAACTTTTCAATGTATCTTTTAGTCGTACTGTTAATGGTACGCTTAACAATCATATACAGATCGTCTTCACCCGTATCTGTCGGCAGTGTCGCAATACTTTCCACAACAGCCTGACCGCTGCTAAATGACCCGCCGATCACATGCTTGTGCCATGCGACAACTTGCTCCTCTCGACGATACGTCATGCCGAGCAGTGTGCCGTCATTGCGCACACACCACACAACGCTGTCAGGCTCCTGCTGGAACGCCATCTGATCAATGCCGCCATTGGTAATATGCTCTGCCAAGATCGTCATGTCAGGCGCAGAATAACCGCCAGTATTCACATCACCGATAAACTTAAACTCTCGTATCTTTCTGTTCCCACGCTGCACAAACAGCGTAACGTCCGCAACCTGCACAGGCTCGATTAATGCCGTGCCATAGTTGGAATACTTGCGGATCAATGTCGTTGTCGGCGTAACAGGCCCATCGTTTGTAGACGTAAGCACATATTCACCGCCAGATGTACCCACGGTCAAAACCCGAGTAGCAGACAGAAAGCGGATCGCATTCACTTGGTTAGATGCAATTGTATAGATCAGCGCATCGTCATCTGCTGTACCAACAGTGAAGTTGCCATAATCACCGTTCTTACTAAACCACAACGTCTGAGGATTGTTGTTCGTATTGCCAAACACAAGACGCTGCTCAAAGAACGATACAACGCTAGGGCGATTGTTGGAACCGCTCAGTGATGGGCTGGGCGTTCCAGTGATAGTAAATGCAGCAAACGTCCACGCATTGTGATCCGTTCTCGTCAGTGTGCGTATATCATATGAGGGATGCACAATGTACATCGTGTCAGCAGACTGCGCGAACCGCAGATCAAACAAGTCAGCAGCCGCATAAGGCGTTGCAATCTCATAAATCTCTGTGGCAGTACCGCCCGATGTGTAGGCAGTAAATCCTGTCGTATCTATATCGTTCCCAAATAAGTCCTGCAAAGTGAACGTATTTGTGGTAGAATTGGCAATTTTATAGTTGCGATTATTTAGCTCCGTCATGCCGCCAAGGCTGTCAATGTAAACCTCGTCGCCATCGCTAAAACCATGTGATGCACTTGTGATTACGCCAGGATCAGCCTGAGTTGCGCCAGTGATGTTTTTGTCTGTTCCGTTCAACACCTGCAAGTCATTGCGGTAAACGCGCATGGTCTGATCGCCAAACTCAAGAATGTACGTGTCAGATGTTTTGAACTGAAACGGAATAAGGCGCGTCTTAACTGAGCTGTCAGATACTTCACCAAGATATTCTGTGCCAGGTCTGCGCGTCACGCCACCATGAGGCATGACAACCATGTTTGTTAATTCAGACAAACCCTCAGTGTATTTCTCAATATTAACGCGGCCCTCTAGGCGTGGACTGATCTCACCTGCCGTAAACGAGCTAAACGCGGGTGCGGAACGTGCCATTTAGAACCTGCTTTCAATAAAGTCGCTTGCCTCTAGGCGCTGGGTTGCACCTTCTGTCGCATCGTTAAAGCGAGCCTCGTTTATTTTCGCCTCATAAAGTGATGTTTGGATTTGAACCATAGATGTTGATCCAGTGATTGCGTAGCACACTTCGGCAGCAAGTCGGGCAGCAAGAGCTTCGACAAGGCTTGCGTCATACTGCTGTGGGTCTGTCACGCGACCAATATATTTAATCCGCGCTACTGCCTCGTCAGTAAGTAGCTTTCGGCCTTCTATAACAAACACTGGGCCACCAGAGTTGTTTGTGATGTTATCCTGGGGATACGATAATGTCCCATTGGAAAATTCCAAAACGCGCAAGCAGTATGGATTAGTCGGCAGTGCATATTGATATGCATAACCAAATGCAGGTGCGTCTGTGTCTTGTGCAAGCTGCGCTCGCTCAATTAGACAATTCCAAGGATGTGCGCGAAACACCGCATCGCGTACAGCTTCATATCTTTGATTAACAATTCGTGCCGCCTTACTGTTTTCGTCCAGCGAGGAAATGTTAGACGCGCCCAAATTGTTTAGCGCATAGTTTGCAATATCAACTGTACTTGGCATTTGCTCTTATCCTCTAAAAGAGGGGGCGGCGAACCGCCCCGCTCTAATTAGTCAACCACATACTTGATTGTAAGTTCAATAGTGCCAGTGCCAGCAGCACCGCCCATTGTTACAGTGATGGCAACGCCGTCCTCGTTTGTGTCTGTCTCTGAGCCTGAGCCTAGAGCTAGAGTTGCAAGAACGTCCACCTTCTGCGCAGATGTTGACGCTGCTGCTGCTTTGTATGCCGCCGCTGACGCAGATACTGCTGTACCCGCCGCGTTTGTGTGTGCTGCATAGCCTACAGACAATGTTGTTGATGCACCTAGCGCGTCATGCGCCAAAGAGCCTTCCAACAAACGTGCGCCGTCTGGCAGAACAAACATCTCAATAACGTCACCAGACGCTAGAGCAGATGCCTCGTATGTGCCATGAGCTACGCGGATACGTCCACCAAGCTCATTTGCTTTGTTCATCACGGCTGGAGTAGCGCGTGTGTTAGTGCGTTGTGCTGAATATACAGTAGCCATTTTTCAGTCTCCTTATTCAGAACAAGCGATTTCGACTACTTTGCTTTCTTCCATGCGTGTCGCACCGATAGATTGGCAATAGTAGACTTGCGTAGCGTATGACTTGTCAGCACGTTCATCAATGCGAGCTGCTGGCTCTTTGCCAACCGCTAGTTTGATGCCGTCACCAGCAAATGCGATAACCTGACGATCACCTGAACCATCTGTACCTAGACGGTTGCTTACGTGGAACTGGAAGCCAACGAATGTGTTGATTTCACCCATCGCCAACGCTTTTACAGTGTTGTAATCGCTTGATGTTACAGTCGTGTTGTTCAACAAGTCAGAAACCTGCTTAGGTGAAACAACGATGTGACGAGGGATAGATGGATCAACATTGCCGCTGTCCAAGATTTCCTTCGCTGATACCAACTTAGCAATTGTCAAACCAGAAGACGCAACCGCGATTTTCTGTGCTGATGGCAATGCTGTAGCTGTCGCACCGTCTTTACCTGTCTGCGCAGTACCAAGTGCCGCTGAGATGATTACGTCATCCATTGCGCGACCCATAGCTGCTGCGGCAGCACGGCTGTATGTTGATGTCGGATCAACAAGTAGACGCACTTTGTCTTGATCGTCGATCAAGTCTGCGTACTCGTAGTCAGACATAGTAACCATGCGGCGTGAGTGAGGTGTATCAATCAACGGTGTGTCCGCGTGGCGTGATGTGCGTAGGACGGCTGCTGCCTCACCTACTTGGTCAAAGAAAGCTTTTTCGCCATTGACGCTTTCTACATCTACCGCTGCTCGCAGCAGAGAACCCATCTGTTGTGACAACATCTGGATGTTTGCAGAAAACTGATTGACAAAAGCTGTAGTAATTTGAGTAGACATTATGTCATCCCCTTACAGTTTCAGTTTTAGGTTTGCTGCGCTTGGTTGTCCCATGTGGGGCCGTGCTACTGCTTAGGGCAGCTACTCCGCTTGACTTACAAGCTTGCTCGTGGGCCTTACGGTTATCCACTACATATACTCCCTAAGCCGCAATACTTCAGCAACGTAAGTTTCATGCTCTGGGTGCATCCTATCAAAATATGGCCCATCTCGTCTAGTCATCTCTGCAATTTGCCGTGATGCCTCTTCTGGGGTCATAATTAGCTCAGTTGTCTCGCCTGCTAAATTGTCTTCGCCAATCTGTGAGGCAAGGTTAGAAAACATGCGAATGATGTCTGGGTGATCGCCTAACATGCGCCCATCAGACAGTTGGATGTTGTCAAACATCTCTGTGCCGCCCAATAGGTTCTTAGCAGCCATCTGAGCCAGCTCTAGGCGCTGTTCAAACGCCTGACCAAACTCCTGTCGCAATTCCTGTTCCCCTGCGTAGCGAGCCTCTTCTGCGCCCTGCGACATGCCTTCATTCATGCCCTCAATCGTACTGCGCACAAAGTTCATCATCTCATTTGCTTGGCTGGGGCGCAAACCTGCATTTAATGCATGCTCGCGGAACGAGTTTAAGTAATTTTCCTCAAGAGGAATATCACCATCAAACTCATAACCACTTGCTTCTGTTGGCGCACCTAACTTGTTGTAAACCTCTCTCCACTCATCAGGAGTTGCAGATTTACCTGGCAGCGCAATCTTATCTGCGCCGATCATGCGCTGGGCATTGACATAACTCTTTGCCAACGCGCCAGGGTCAGTAAACGTGCGCAAACTTGGTTCATTGCGCAAGTCTTCTGGCAAACTGTCTAAAAAACTAACTGGTGCCGCTTCCACTGCCTCTGGGG